TTAAAATTTATAAACTAAATTATCCTCATATTTTCCTGAATAGCTCGCTGATCCATTCACTACAATTCTTTTAGCTCCTTCAAATGACTGCCAATTATCTACTTTATCTTTCTGCATATACTCAATAAATCGAATAAATTCAGATTTCGTTGAACTGAAGAAAATATAAGGTGGTCTTGTAATATTGACTAATCGTAAGAAGTCTATTAAATCGAAATAAGTAGCTTGTTTATAGCTTTCTTGTTTGGTGCAAAGATAAGGTGGATCTAATACAAACAATGCTTTACGATTGTCGGAAAATTTCGGTAGTAGAGTGTGGAATGATTCACGAATAATTTCAATATCGTCCAAATAGCAATCTGCCTTAGGGTAATCGGACTGACGGATACAATTCCAAAAATCATTTTGGAATAACTCATCGGTTGTAGCTACTTGTTGACCGCTAAATAATAACCAGCTTGCTAAACAATTCAAATCTTTGTAGCCGTCAAACTCTTGAATAATTTTGACACATTTTGCCTTTACTTCCTTTGGCATTCGTTTGTTTTTAGGTACAGCACTGCCGACTGCGGTAAAAAGTTGTGAACGTAAGGTATTGATATCACCTATATGGGCTAACCTTTCGGAGTAACCATCAAAATCATTGTAGATGACACGAGCTTTTGGCTTAATTGCTTTGGCTACATGACTCAATAATCCTGAACCACCGAAGGCGTCAATAATTATCCAGTCCTCTCCATCATCTTTGATGTGTTCATTAAGAATATTCTGAAAATGTTTCAAAAACATTCTTTTTTGCCCGATAAACGGTAGCGGGGCTTGTTTAAAAGTTTTTTTGTTTGCCATAGTTTTTCTTTCTATGGTGTTCTGATACTCAAGGTATTCTGACACTCAATAAAGTTATTTAGTAAAGTTAATTACTTTGCAACGTGGGCATTTGATTTCTAAATAAACAACTGTACCCACTTTCGCCAATAATTTGTTACAAAATGTGCAACGGATTGTTTTAATTGACTGCATATATTTTCCCTAATCAAAAGATTTGTTACAATCCGCCCGCCTTGCGCAAGGTAGGCGGCGTATGGCTATATGCAGGTGTGTTCTGCGTAGCTGGTAATAACGCGCATTGCCGCGCCGTTATTATCGCCGTCTTTTCTTTTTAAACTTTGTGCGAGGTAAACCCTCCTTTTATCAACTCAGCTAGTTTATTTGGACTTAACGCCTTTTTCGGTTGTGTGCCAAAAATCGCTTCGTAACACCACTCACTGCAATAATCTCGGCTTGGCTTTTGGCGTAACGGTAACACACAACCTATCGCACCGATAAAATCGTATTTTTTGCCACCGGTACGCTGAAAAAAGTCCACAATGTCTGAATCTGTGTGCACTGGGATTAAATCCCACTTATCCGCAGGCATACGCATAGTTTTTACACGTACACCACCATCACGAGGGCTTGATGAATAGCATTGGTAAACGCGCACTCCTGTTTTGATTGCCACCTCGCAATGACTGTAAGGTTTACCGGTAAACAAGCGAATAATTTTATCCACCCAATTACCACGGGCTTTGTACATCGCTAAATAGACCACTGCGCAATCTCCTTGGTAAGCTGTTCGACCTGTTCAATCGTAGTGGCAGCCATTAGTGCATCCTCAAATTTCTGGCGTTGCCCAATAATCACTCCTATCGCTACGGCAAATTGGTTGGATTTTTCCAGCACTTTTCCCACTAACACCCCAAATTCAATGCCGCGCACGCTGGCGATTTGGGTCAGCATTGGTGTTTCCACGCTGTTATCTGCACGCCACGCTAAGGCTTCTTTTTCTTGACGATAAAAACTCTCAATTTCTACCTGTGGATAGCCAACTAGCAGACGAGATTTCAGCTCATCGGCTTTATTTGCCAACATCGTCAACACCGCTGACTTACGCCCAACTAAATAATCCGCTTGTTTGGCTTTATCTAATACCCACGTTTTACCCGCCCACTTGTGCGCTAGGCTTGGTTTTGGTGTGGTAAGTGATAGCTGGTTATCTTTGCTGACGATAATTTCGCAGCCGTTGGCACGCCCATCAACCAACATTAGGTAATTCTCATCGCTGACGGCAATAGCATCAGCAGGGATTGGGTGGATGCCCTTAACTAAAAATGTTTGTTGGGTTTTATCAAAAAAATACTGCATTTATTATCTCCTGATTGCAAACATTGAGAACGCTCCAATTGCACCCTGAACAATCACATCGAATTTAGTGTTTGTCAGCCCCGTAGTTGTAAGCGCATTAACTTGACTACCATTATCGTTGTAGTCAGTGCATTGCACAACATAAGGCGTGCCGGTGAAAGCGATTGGGAAATTGAACGTTCTAGCGTTGGTTGCATCATAACGCCCCCATTGAAAAATCAATCCGTTTGGTAGTCTCTGCCATCCGTTTGTGGCGTGATGGCTTTCAAATTTCAACTTTTGATTAACCCACCGAGCAGTCGGGATTTCATCGCCGTTAGCATTGTTAGACGGTGAATTTTGAAGTTTTGCTACGCCGTCAAGGCTAGAATAAACAAGCCATTTGTTTTGTGTAATATCATAAAGCCCAAAATTACCCGATGATGAGACCTGCAACATACCTTTGTGCAGACTGTTCGCTACTCGAAATTGGGGTTGCGTATTATCTTCAAAGGCAAATTCGGCATAGGTGCGATTTAAGGCTAAACCCTTCCAAATTTCGCCATTAGATTGCAGTTCGCCAAATTTCAGCGGTTTACCTCGCGGAAACGCAAACGCTGTGCCGTCGGCATAGACATATTGAGCTGGTGTGTTAGTTGTACCGCGTAAAATACTTTGATATTGGCTAGCCATTGCGACAATATGTGTGTTTTTAATGGTTTTGCCTTTTTCAGCACCGCTAATCACACTCATACAAAGCATCAAGCCATCGTTATTACGTAGGAAGAATAATCCTTCAGGCTCATAATACATACCACCTCCTGCGTTTTTTACCGCTTGGCAAATATCAAAGCCTGTGAGATTTTTATCATCACGCAATACATGCACGCCATTGATGGTATACACATCAATGGTATTTTCATATTTTTGTTGCGAGCCACCATTTAACACATAGATAAATTCCCCATCACAGGCAATATCTTGCACCGCTTTGCCTGTGTTTGTGCCTGCGAGTACATCACGGAAAATATGAAATTTGCTAATCGGTGTCGGTGGTATGTCTAGAAAATCATCATGAAATAAATCGGCTAGATGAAAAACGGAACAACCCCATTTATATACTGTGCCATTTTCAGTCGGCTCATCAGCACCATTGGTAATCGCAATTACACTGCCATTCGGGTCAATCGCCATACAACGGGTGGCGTTACCTGTTACAGGTGCATTAAATACGCGCTGATATTTAAGGTTTTCCATCGTCCAGTTGGACTCGTTAATGGTAAAACGAGCGACATATAACGCACGCTCATTGCCTTTGACACTGCCGACCATCGTTACGAAATAACGGGTATCGCCTTCATAATAAATTCCTAAAGATTGGTGACCGATAGAGTTATTAAAAACATGTCCCACAGTTTCACTTTTTCCGAAAAGCGAGAACTTATGCTTAACCAATGCATTGTGATTATTATCGCCCGATTGAATTTGCCAGATGTCACCTGTGCGAGGGTCTTGTGCTACGCCTTGCGAATAATACGACGGGGCATTTTTATCAACATAAACTGGCACAAGTTCACTAAATTTAGTGCCATATTGACTATTTAAATCGTATAAATGCTTGTAGCTGCCAATAAACCCCTTGCCTTTCGCTCCACTGCCTGTGCTGTTGCTGGCGATATAGCCGTTGTAGTAACGATTTTTAACTTTGTCAGTATCACAAGTAAACACTAAACCACATAAATCCACTGCTTGCCCTTGCATGGCTTGCTCAAGGGCTATAAAGGCGGATTCAGAGTTATTCAACCAACCTGATTTTGCACCAAAATCAAAGGGAGTGATTTCGTAATAGATTCGCGTCCAACGTTTACCTGCACCAGTAACAATCACCGTGCCAGCATTATCCACACTCGCATTGTCCGCAAGATCAGCTATAAAATACCCACCGCCTTTGGTTGAGCCTGCGTGGTATCCTTTAACGAAAATAGTTTGTTTATCTGTGGTTGGCTCAATAGTGCGCAATTCAGCAATACTATCGCACTGTTGTAATTCAATTTGTTGTTTTAGCCACTCCGTCCGTTCTGCCAACTCCATTGGAGCTCGGTTACTAATACCGCCTTCACCGCCAACCACAGGGTCAGTGCGTTCGATTTGATAGATTTTGTCGTGCCATTTGGCGTTTTTGTCAAAATGTCCCATATTTCGTCCTATGCAGCACCGTGTCCCCAAGTGCCGTCGTAAGTGATTGTGTCGTTATATAAATGTGCGTGCGCGGTGTAATCTAAGCCTTCGATTTCGCTACGGGCAGGGGCGAAGGCTTGAATATATTTTCTTGCTTCCCTGCCTTGGGCTAAAGTCATCACGCCGTTTAGTAAAATTCGGTAGTATGCCTATTCATTTTCGCGGTCGTTTTTAATACGCAGGTTTTCTTCGATGCCAACCGCACCTAGCCCTAACTTGGCGCAAATTTGTTTCACCGCCCACGGTGTGCCTTTGTATTTGTGCAATTCCACGGCGGAGCTAATCAGCGTACGTTTTGATTTAATGTCTTCAGCCAATAAATAGCCGTCGTAACCTGTCACACTCCATTTTTCGGCGACCAGCTCAATATATTTTTCATCAAGCAAATCAATCAGCGAGGTCATAATTTGCGATTTGTCGAGTTGGTCGAGCCGATTAGCTAAATCTGCCAACGTGGTGAATTTCACATCTTGGCGAATAATGTCAGCGTAAATCAGCTTAGCCATGAGATTCTCCCACCACGTTTAAGATAATGCTTTCACACACCGCCCATTCGTTTTCCAATACTTCGGTTAAGTGCGGTTCAACAATTTCTACGTTGTACACGCCTGATACTTTCAAGGTTGCAGCAATCGTGAGTGGCACAATATCCACGCCCAAGGTAAAAGGATCTTTTGCCAGCAACTCTTGAATCGCCTTCAAAGCACGACTTTTGGTTTCGGTCGCATTGGCTGAGGTATAAAGCTCAAGATTTGCCACGATGTTGTAACTGACTTTTTTCGCCGGTGAAACAATTACGGTATCATTGAGTGGTCGGCGTTTATCACCACTTAAATAGGCTTTGATTTTGTCAATTAAGATTGGCTGCGGCACACCACGTTTGGTCAGCACCGTCATTTCTACTGTGCCGGCTTTGGGGCGTTGTACGGTAACGTCATTGATAAATGGCGTCACGCTACGTGTGTGGTAGTTGTAGGCTTCAAAGGTGCCACAAACGGTAAACGCTTCAGGCGCAAGTAAAATCCGCTTACGGTAATCTTCATCACTTTCTTCTGCCACCCCACCATCGGTTTCATCAATGTTGCTGACCGTGAGTGTGCCTTGATAAGCTATCTGACTTTCAAGCGTTTTCACCCGTCCAGCCTCCCAACCATTGCCTGCTTCCCCTGTAAGATTGGCCACTGCCACCACATCAACAAAGCTGGCGAATTTTGAAATCACCGTTTCCGTTTGGGATGAGAAGTAAAGCGTTTCTGTGGCACGCACCATCGTGCCTGCCGGAATAACAATCTCTTCGTGTTCTGTTTCTTCTACTCTAAAACGCAAAGTAGTTTCGGCTGGTTGCGCGGCAAGGCGAATACAGCCCATTTGCTCACCGCATAAATCCAAGGCTTGCCCTGTAGCGGTTTGCGGAAAGGTTTGCCGAAAAGCCTCGTTAATCCCTTTGCGCATCAATAATTCACGGTAGGCATATAAGTTAATAATTAGCCGTTCAATATGAGCAGGTTGTAAGGTTTTGCCTGTGTGCTCTTCATATTGGGCAATGCAGTCAGCAAGGATTTTTGCCACATCTTCTTCAACAATTTGAATTTCTTCACGGTTTGCAATCATAGTTGATACTCCGTTGCATAAATTTGACGTGCCACATCTTCAGCCACGCACCATTTCACCATAAAGTGAAATTCAGGAGCTTCACCGGTAATAATGACTTCTTGCACCACGACACGCTTTTCCCATTTATCAATGGCAGCAAAAACTTCGCGCACGATATTCGGAATCGCAATATCTTCAGGTTGGTCGATATAATCGAAATGGTCGGAACCAAAATCAGGACGAAGCACGTCGCTGCCTTTTCGGGTGGACAGAATATTCAGAATGCACTGATGTAAATCATCTTCGCCTTGAATGGTAGCGACATCAGTGGGGGCTAATTGCCAGTGGGTATGTTGAATAGCAGTTTTCATAGCCGTGAGTGTAACGGCTATGAATGGAGAGGGATTTTAAACTAATTTAAAGAATTACTGGGGTTTACCGGAAGTGTCTCGACCACCTTGGACGCCACTATGAACATGAGAACCAAGTGAAACAGAACCTTGTTTAACACTTGGCGCAGACACCTCTTTGCTCGAGGTAATGTTGCCACTAGCATGTAATTTGCCATTGATGGTGGTGTCGCCATTGATTTCGGTTTCGGCATTCACCACCGCCTTGCCTGCAGTAACCGTTACCGTACCTGAGGTTTTTACCACGACATCACCTGTTTTACGGTTGTGGGCAATTTCAGTCCCATTACTGAATTTATGTAACCACATTTCACTATTTGTAACAGGCACAGGGTCTTGTGCATTGTAAATTGCCCCTAAAACACAACCGCTTTCACCGCGTGCATCGAGCAAAATTGCCACCAACTCACCGAGATCAGGCAGGCAGTAAAATTGATTGCCGCCTGCGTTGGGGACAAGGTAAGCCAGCCACGCCGTTTCAAAATCCTCAAGAGCAGGAATGGTTGCTTTGATACGGTGTGTTTTTGGATCAACTTGGCTGACAATACCTTCCTGATAAGTTGCACCAAAATTATGCGTGGGTTGCTGCTTTCTCATCTTTTGGTAATTCCTCACTAAATTCAATCATTTTGATTTCAAGGTCGGTGGTGTAGCCTTGCCGTTTGTCCACCGTGTGGCGTGCTTGCTTGATTAAGTATTTACCGCTAAACATACCGACATTCGTCAGCCAAATGGTATTGCCGGCCACCAGTTTTGGGTTGCCAATCACGGTAATGTTGCCCGCTTGTTGGTCATCATTTTCAGCTAACGCAGCATCAGCACGCGCATTGATTTGCACTTGGCTTTCGCCGCGGGTCACAATTTTCAACGTGTCCGCACTATTTGCAGCAGCTTGCTTTTTACTTGGGCGTTTTGCCTTGTGCTTTTTAGTGGATTTTAATGCCTTCTTCTCGTGCTGATTAAAGCCTGAAACCTCCACTTTTGAAACCGTGTCTTTAATGCGGTCGCGCAAGCGTAAATTTTTTACCTCACTATAATCAATCACAGCAACGGGTTGGCGTGCTTCAAGGCTTGCCATAGTCGTGAAAACCAGCGTTTGATTGACAATTTTAAAGCTGTGGTGGTATTCGTGCGCCAGCCGAGTTAAAAATTCCACGTCCCGTTCTTGATATTGAGTCGCGCGCTGAATGGGTATATCAGCCACTGTTCCCGTTACCTTCAGTTTTAACCGTTTTGCTACAGTTCTCACAATATTGGCAAGCGTGGTGTTTTCATAAGATTTCGGTTTAAGTGTTCGGTTAGACTTGGTTACGCCTGTGCTTAAGGCTTTAAGCGCAACGGCAGAACCACTATTAGGCGACCATTGCCATTCGATTTCGTCCAGCTCAAAACTACCTAAATTCACTAACGGCTCGCCTTTGTAACCTAGTTGCAAACTTAATTTATCGCCTTGAGTGGGAAACCAACTGCCGACCCATTTGCGTTCAATATCTTCAAATTCCACTTGTAATTCGTCCGACTGGTCAGAGAGATAGTCGGTATAAGTGAGTCGCAACAAATTCGGCTTCACATATTGGGTAATTTGTTTGGCTTCATACAGCAATTCAAAATCAGGGGATTGCACTTGCATTAGTTATCTCCTTGCAACCACGGCGGCAAATCACTGTTGTCGGTGGTTTTCACCTCTAGCACAGGCACTTTTAAAGTTTCGCCCATTGGCAACATTTCACAAAAGGGGATATGCGGATTGGCATCAATCAAGCGGTTGATTTCGTTGACCGTGCCATAATAATGATAAGCAAGGTTATCCCAACGTTCACCCTGTTTAACTGTGTGTAAAATAATGGCGTTACTCATCGTTATCCTCCCCGCTGTCAGCACGAATCGCAATCCACGCGGTCATTTTTGCCGAATTTTTTGCAAGGGATTCGGAAACTAAATCGGCAGATTCAATCGCTTTTACACCTAAGTCAAACCATTCGCCCAACTCATCGCCTTCGATGCCTGATTTAAATAGGCTATAAGCCGTGTTTAAATGCCCTGAAAGGGTGGTTAAATCTTGCATAAATCCCGCAGCACCTCGCACACCTTCGGTAAGACTTGCAAAAGCATTGCCCAAACCGACCATTTCCGCTAAGCCCCCAAAAGAACCGCCTAACGTATTCACAATGCCTGAAATTTCAGACAGGGCTGCCAGAGGGTTATCTTTTAAATGCTTCATAATTTCGACCGCACTTTTGACATCTGCCACCACTTGCTTAACCTGACGTGCCACGGCAATGCCTTTGCTCATTAGTTGATTGGCTTGACTAACAAAATTGCTTAAGCCCTTTGGTACAATCGAGGCGAGGGGTGAATTATCGGCTAACGATAATGCCGCACCTAAAATCCCTGCTTGTGGATTGCCCACAAATTCCCGTAAAGTTAAGCTAACATCACGGGCAAGCGCATTGCCTTTCCCATCGGTGAACAATACCGTGCTGGTAACGTCTGTAATGACAAAATGTCCTTTGAATTTAGAGAAACCAAAGACCAATGCCAAAGCCTCTTGGCTTTCTTGCGCTGTGAGTAAGGCTTGATAGCGATTTTCTACGGGCGCAAGTTGATGATGTAGTTGTAACTGTAATGTGACATCCGTTAATGCCATGCCCATGGCTTGCAATTTCGGTTTGCCCGAAAGCACCTCGTGTTCAGCAAATACTGCAGAACGGCTTTCGTCAAAACCCGTTGGGGCAGAGAGTAAATCAAAGGCAATATTGCCTAAAAGTGCATAATTTGACATTAGTAAGCCCCCGTTGTCGTTGGTCTAACACGCGATTGAGTAATTGCTCAAACTCATATGCCCCCATTTTTAATGCGCTTTGTAACTGGTCAGTCACACTTTGTGACGCATTACCGGTTACGGTAATTTGAGGGCTAAAATGCACCACAATGCCACCTTGATTGATTTCACTATTGGTAACAGCGTTTCTATTCAGTGGTTGATAGTTAGCAAGTAAGCTACCTTTGGTCGCACCATCAAAACTCACTGCATCAGATAAGTTATCACTGGCTTTTTGAGCTAACGGTTGGGCTTTATCCATACCGATTGCCAAGCCTTCCACCACGTTTACCCCGTAGCCCTTAAAAACACGGCTTGGCGAGTGAATACCGAGTTTTTCTGCAAACCAGCCCTTAATGCCGTCGCCTAAGTCTGAGACAATCTTTTTCGCTCCTTCCCAAGCGTTTTTAATCCCATTGACTAAACCGTCAATCATATTCTTGCCGAAGTCGGTAAACTTGCTTGGTACATCAATCCCAAACCAAGAAAGCACGGTAGAGAAAACTTGCTGGAATAAGCCAAGTGGCGACCAATTGAGAATAGTGGCAGTAATGTTGCCGATGCCTGAATCGAAAAAACTAGTAATACCGTCCCACAGTTGTCCGAAATAATCCGAAACACCCGACCACGCACTTGACACCCATTCAGTCGCACCATCCCAAATACCTTGCACCCACGTACAAAAACTTTGGAAATAAGCGGTTACATTTGTCCAAAGATTTGCAAACCACGCAGAAATAGGTTCCCAGTTGTCATAAATTAAGTAAGCCGCAACCGCGATGCCTGTGATAATTAAGCCGATGGGGTTGGCGAGCAAAGCTCGGCTCATCATCAAAAGACCTTTTCCAAAAGTGATTGCAATATCTAATACTTTTACACCTAGTACTGAAAATAATGTAATGAGTTGCCGCCCCCAACCTAAAACTGCCCGAATAACACCTATCGTTTTAAAGATAGGCTTACTCATTACTACCCAGCCCATACTTAAACCACCAATTATGGCAGTTAAAGCCGAAAAGCCAGTAAACAGCCCAGCTACCGCGCCACCTAAATAAATAATCGTGTCAGCAAGCCAACTATTTTGTGTGATTAAATCCGTTATCCAATGCACCATTTTGCCTAGCTTGCCTGCAACAGTGTTAATCACTGGGAGCAATTTCGCACCTAATGTCGTCCAAAATTCAGATACACTATTTTTCAACAACTGCAAACCATTTTCTGTGGTTTCTGCACGAGCAGCAAACTCTTTCCCCATTGAGCCAAGATAACTAGCTTTGCCATTTTCATCTGTGTTTTGCAACGTTTTTAGGCTTTTCTCTAATACTTCCACATTACCTGCAAGCACAGCAACATCATCAGCGTAGTCTAAGCCGAATAAATCTACCAATGCCCCCATTTGTTTCTCTTTGGGCAGTTTTTGGATCTGTTTTAAAAAGCTGGTTAATGCCCCTTGAGCATCTTGTCCAATCGCTTTTTTCAAATCTTTAGCATTTAAGCCCATTGACTTAAGAGCAGCTTGGAATTTTTTCCCTCCTTTATCTGCCGTCATCAATTTGGTGAGCATACCGTTAATAGCGGTACCAGCTACTTCAGGAGTTTTGCCTAATGAAACAAAGCTATTTGAAAGGGCTGCAGCAGCGTTTTCGGTAAGTCCAAATTGTTTTGCCACTCCACCAATTCGTCCAAGCGTGCTGACAATATCACTAGCTTTTGCTGGGCTGGAGTTGGATAGCTCATTGATAGCATCACCTAAATTGCCAATGTCTTTAATCGGGATTTTGTACACATTCGCTAATTTTGCCATTGCATCGCCACTATCTTGGGCTGACATATCAAATGCCACCGACATTTTAGCAATCGTGGTCGTGAATTCTTTGAGATCTTCTTCTGCTACACCAAGCTGGCCACCTGATGCGGTAATCGCAGCCAATTCTTCGGCTGTCATTGGCAAAGTGCGGGTAAGGTGGAGAATATCTTTGGAGAGATTTGCGAACCCTTCCGGCGATTTGAAGTCCACAACCTTTTTCACATCGGCCATAGCACTTTCAAATTTAATTGCAGGATCGGCAATATTCATTACCATACCACTTGTTGCTTTAATGCCAGAGATTGAGCCGGTTAATCCCAATGCCGTTGTGCCGGCCAAACTTTTTAATTTAGCTGTTGTACTGAGTGTACTATCTCTTAAAGTATGCAGCGTGTTTTGTAGGCGTTTAATGCCAGCCATTGCACCGCCTACACTTGCACCAATCATCAAGGCGATTGAAAGATTACTTGCCATCGTTTATAGTGTCCTTGTTTATTTTGAAAAGGGGTAGATATGGAAAAACAAAAAGAAGGTATGTTTGAATCCGCATTTTGGTTCTGTTACGGTCTATTTATGCTTGGGCTTTTTGGTGTTTTGACTTACGCCTTTTGGCAAAATGGCTTAATGACTTCTTGGCTAAGTGGATTAGGCTATATTGCATTGGCATTTTTCATTACCGTCATCATCAATACCTTGCTCATAATGGCTTACTTTGCTTTTGCCTTTTTCTCCCGATTATTCGATACTGCATTCGAGTTTACTTTTCCATCTAAAAACAAAGCCGCTTAAATAGCGGCTTTGGTGTAATTAGCTTTTATCTGCCGTTGGGCTTGTGTGAGCCACCGTTCAATATCATCAAGCGTCATTTCTTCCAGTTCTGAATGCGAAAATCCAAACCAAAATGCCAAGTCTGCTAAAGCCACATCGAGTACCGTTAGCTCAACTTTCCCTTTTGCATTTTTTCAACCACTTCTGCCGCACGTTTAAAGTCGGCAATATCTAACTCGTCTAAATCTTCAGGTACTAAACCTGTCACAATTGAAAGTAGGCTAATACTTTGCTCAATATCTGTGTTGCCTTTCATCTTGCGAATATCTTTCGCTTTTGGACGGCGGATTTTTAATTCAGTGATGGTTTTACCTTCCCCATCTTGAATTGGAAAATCAAGAGCGACAATAATTTCAGACATAAAAAAACTCCTTTGTGAGATTGTTTAACTTTCACAAAGGAGTTTACTTAAATTATGTTTAAAGGTCGTTTAAACTGCTTTAAAGAAATTACTGCCCGATATTTTTGCGGTAGGTTTCTAAAATATCTTGCCCTGCAACGCGCCATTTATTGCTGAAGGCATCAAAATATAACACTTCTTTACCATCAATCATCTGCTTAACCATACTGACTTGATAAGTCATTGCGTATTCTGAATTCTCTTTAGGCTTATATTCACCCAGTGGCGCTTTGTTGAAGTTGCAGTTTAACATCATTACCAATGGCACCTCAGTTGCACGTCCTGCAGCGTTATACACGCTGACATCGGCACGCACTTGTAATTGAGCGGTGCGGTAAGGATTGTTAGCAATGGCGGCAACCTCAGGGTAAAAACCGTCCCACACAATTTCCCCTTCAAGGGCATTCACGCCACTTGGTAGTTTTAATGTGCCTACCAAACCTAAATTTTTATGCTCGGTCATTTCCACTTCAAATTCTGGCAACTTGATGGATTTTGCCTTGCCTAAAAAACTGTTGCCGTTGATGTACACATTGGCATTATCAATTTTGTTAATTGCGACACCGCTCATTATTGACCTCCACGGCTAGTTAAATTCACGAGATATTTACGCGTTACCACACTCTTATTGCGGATACGTTCTGCAGGGATTTTCGGCGTAAAGTCATATTGTAATGGTACTAATCCTTGGCTAAAGGCATCTAACAAGTCCGCATCAGGGTCAAGAGATACACTATAACCCACAATGGATTTGAGTGTTCCCATATAGGTTTCAATCGTACCGAGTAGGCTATCTAGTAAAGCCTCATCAATTGGACGATCTACGTATTGTAATTCTGCCTGAGCAATGCCTTCATCAATCAAGTCTGCCGTGCGTTGTACCACTTCAAATTGGCTGATATGGGTGCTGGTTGGGTAAGCGGCTAAGCGGTTGCCCCATAAGCGATAGCCCGTTCCATAGCTATTAAATACGGTAGTAATACCGCGGGAGTTAAGCTGGTTGGTTTCACTTTGCACGTCGTTCACACGCGCAGTCAACTTAACCTCTACACCTTGCACACCTTTGAGTTCACGGTTCGAGGTAGAGTACCAATAGCCGTGCTCTACATCGATTTTCATACGCAAGCCAGCAGCGTGTGTGGCAAGGCTTTCTAACGTACCACGTTCACCAATAACGTGTGGGTAAAAGAGATGCACTCGGTCAGAACTGGTGTGAAAGTTAATGGTACCATTACTGCCACGCCCAGCCACTGCTTGTGAAAGTGTGGTACCTTTCGGTGCATTGATATAAGCAATCGCATTGAGCTTATCCGCAATGGTGGCAAGCGATGTCATTACGCCTGCTTGTTGGTCAAATTGAGGACAAATCACAATTTTGGCATCAGCCCCAAATTCGATAAAACCCATTTTGAGTAACTCAAAGCCTGTGCGCTTACCTGTGGTTGACTCAATTCCGCCTCGCACATCACCCTCTGTCACTTTCGTTGGATCAGCATAAACATAGGTTGCTTTAAGCTCTGTTTTTGCACGCATAAAGGTGATTTCACCAGTTAATAAATTAGCAGTGTAATCTTTACCGGCACTTAATACAGTTGTACCTGATTTAATGGTTAACTCAATTAAGCCTGCTTTCTGAGTTTGTGCAATAAGCGTATCAGCATTTTGTGTTAATACTTCATCTGTTACCGTAGTGCGATGTTTTTTGGGGTCTAATACGTTAATTACATATACTGTACCTGCTTCATATCGCTTAATAATATCTAGTGCATCACAAATGGTATAACCTTTATCTACTAGATCGCCGAATTGCGCAAAATGTTTTGAGGTTTGGCACAGGGTAATTTCATTGGTCGCGCCAATCGGTGCTGTGCCAACCAAACCAATAATCGCCCCGTCAATTTGACGGATAGCGACTGTACCACCGTTAATACGTTCGGTTTCCGAACCGTGGTGAAAGGCTACTGCCATATTATTCTCCTTGTTTGGTTTTCAACCGTGTATCTAACGGTTGCGTGGTTGAGCGTTTAATTAAATGTGCAAATTTCGGGGCAGAATTGACCGCTTCTCGTGCTTCCACCTGCCATGTTTCGGTTTGAATAATCAGTTGGTATTGCCACAGCCCACTGTCTTCGCCTGCAAATTCTTCGCTAATCAAATGACAAGCGGTGCAATTGGTCGGCTTAAATCCCACAATCGCCAGCCGTAACTGGTCGAGCATTTCCAACGCCCCTGTATCATCGTGTTGACTGCGGGCAATCACCGTGAGGGCAATCAGCACTTTGCGGCGTTGTTGGATAATGTCGGTGCTATCAAGACTTTCAAATTTTGACCCTGCATACTGCACCAACACCGCCCCGAAAGGATTAACCTTTTAAGGACAGAGAAAATAAAAAAACTTGGAAAGGAGGTAATTCTCGTGTCAAATATGAAAAGAACAGGACAAACAGCCCTTTACGAGCGTTTAAGTCGAGATGATGAAATGCAAGGAGAAAGCAATTCCATCACCAATCAAAAGCAGCTACTTGAAAGCTATGCGAAAAGAAACGGCTTTGTAAATATCTATCACTATACCGATGACGGAGTAAGCGGAACAACCTTTGATAGAGAGGGATTTCAAAAAATGATAAAAGCAGTAGAAGAAAACAAAGTATCTACTGTGATAGTAAAAGATATGAGTAGGTTTGGCAGAGATTACCTCAAAGTAGGTTTTTACACCGAAATACTGTTCAAAGAAAAGGGAGTAAGGTTTATCGCCATCAATAACGGAATAGACAGCGAAAAACAAGCAGAAAGCGACTTTACTCCATTTCTAAATATCATGAACGAATGGTATGCAAGAGATACATCAAGAAAAATACAATCCATCTTCAGAGCAAGAATGGAAGAGGGTAAAAGAGTATCACCAAGCGTACCATACGGCTATTATAGAAACCCTAAGAACAAACAGGAGCTACTTGTCGATAAAGAGAGTTCAAAGGTCGTAAAACGCATTTACAGACTTGTAATAGAGGGATATGGAGTAACACAGATAGCAGATATACTAACCAAAGATAAAGTCCTTATCCCATCAGCCTATGCAGAAATACATTATCCCGAAAATAATCATAGCTCCAAGAAAAGAGGAATAGAAGACCCGTATTTTTGGACACCGACCACAGTAGGCTATATCTTAGAAAAGCAAGAATATATGGGACACACCGTACTTGGTAAAACAATATGCCTTGATTACAAAACCAAAAAACGAAGAAAGGCGAAAGAAGATGAACTCATTATCTTCAAAAATACCCATGAAGCCATCATTGATGAAGAAACATGGAATAACGCCCAAAGGCTAAGAAAAACAGTGAGAAGAAGTCCAAAGTATGGAACAACATCACACCCCTTTACAGGGCTTTTAATCTGTTCAGATTGTGGAGGAAAGTTAAGTTACAGAGAGCCGGCAGAACACAAAGAAAAGAAATACGATAGTGATTACTCTTTTGTATGTCAACATTATAGACACAGAAAAGGCACTTGCAGTATGCACTACATCAAAGTAAAAACAGTAAATGAAATTCTTCTAAAATCAATCAAAGAAATCACAGACTTTGCCAAAGAAGAAAAGCAAGAATTTCTAAAAGTGATGAATAGATTATCCGATGAAAAAAAAGAAGAAAAGTATCAAGGAGATAAAGAGAAGTTAGAAAAACTGTCATCAAGAAATGCAGAACTAACAACCCTTATTACAAAGCTATATGAAGACCATGCACTTGGGAAAATTCCTGTAAAACACTTTGATAGATTGTTTAATACCTATGATATGGAGCAACAAGATTTAGAGAAACAAATACAGTATTTTGAACAAGAAATAGAAAGCTATCATCAGAGGAAAGTTGACACCGATAAATTTCTAAAAATGATAGAAAAGTATACAGATATTGAGGAACTGACAGTACCAATGATAAACGAGTATATTGAAAAAGTAGTAGTCCACGAAGCGACAGGGGGAAGAAAAGGCAAAAACAGAAAACAACAGGTTGATGTTTATTTTAACTTTATAGGCAACTGTCAAGTGCCACAGAAAGAGGAGATAGAAAAACTGGCTTAAAAATGGTATAATATTATTAATTATTCAGAGAGAAAAATAAGAAGTTGTGGAGGTGATTTTTTGCGAACATACGAAAATAAAGAAGAACTCAAGACTGAAATAAATAAAACATTTAAAAAATATATTTCAGAATTTGATAATATACCAGAAACCTTAAAAGATAAGAGAGTTGATGAAGTTGATAGAACTCCCGCAGAAAACCTTGCTTATCAAGTGGGATGGACAACCTTACTTCTTAAATGGGAGAAAGATGAAAGAAAGGGACTTAAAGTAAAGACACCATCGGACGAATTTAAATGGAATCAACTTGGTGAATTATATCAGTGGTTTACGGATACTTACGCTCATTTATCCTTACAAGAGTTGAAATCCAAATTAAATGAAAATATTAATTCTATCTATGCAATGATTGATTCGTTAAGTGAGGAAGAATTGTTTAAACCGCATATGAAAAAATGGGCTGATGAAGCGACTAAAATAGCAGTATGGGAGGTATATAAGTTTATTCATGTAAATACGGTTGCACCTTTTGGATCTTTTAGAACAAAAATCAGAAAATGGAAGAAGATAGTACTATAAATCTCAGTTTGTCGAAGTAAAATAATTAAATACAAGTAATAATATATCAACTTACGAAACAGTAAACAAAAAGAATGGTTTACTGTTTTTTCTTTGCTCAAAATTACGAAGAAAGGAAAACAGAAAATGAAAAATATAGATGAAAAAATTTTAATGGCAGAAGAAGAAATTAAGCAGTTACAAAACAAAAGAAAAAAGCTCATCAGTCAGCAGAAACAGGAAGAAAGAAAAAAGAGAGATAAAAGGCTTTATGAAAAAGGAGCAGTCTTTGAAAGTATCTTTACCGAAAGCAAGGATTTTACAAAAGATGAATTCTATCAACTAATCTCATTTTCAACTATCAAAGAAGCAATCAATCAAAAAATCTTAAAAATCATAGAGAAGCGAGAACAAAGCGAAAACAAAATTACAGAAATACAAGAGGAAGAAACAGAGATAGAGAAATAGTCCCTTGTTGACAAGGGCGCACTTATACACCCTAAAGGGTGTGTGCGTTCTCCGAAGGCTCTTGCAGAGAGCATATCAGCTAACGCTGATACAGGGGAGCTACACTCCCCTACGGAAATAAATTTCCTACCCCTTGTGTACTTCCCAAAAGAAATCGGATAAAAAGCAATCCGATTTTTTTTAGTAAGTCTTTATCATCGCCATCGTCCCCACATTAAAAAAGAGAGGAGGTTTTTTCTTATGGCGATATATCATCTTAGTATAAAGATTATTTCAAGAGGAAAAGGCAAAAGTGCAGTAGCAGCTTCCGCCTATCGTAGTGGCGAAAAGATAAAAAACGAATATGACGGAATAGTCCATGACTTTACAAGAAAAGGCGGAATAGCCTATACCGAAATTCTATTACCGCAAAATGCACCTGAAGAATTTTCAAACCGTTCTGTCTTATGGAACAGTGTCGAGAAAATAGAAAAAAGTAAAAACTCACAGCTTGCAAGAGAAATAGAAATTGCATTGCCTAAAGAATTAAATAGAGAAAAACAGATAGAGCTTGTAAGAGAGTATGTAAAAGAAAATTTTGTAAAAATAGGTATGTGTGCCGACATTGCTATACACGATAAAAATGACGGAAACCCACACGCACATATCCTACTTACCATGCGACCACTAAATGAAGATACAACATGGGGAGCAAAATCAAAAAAGGAATATATCCTTGATGAAAACGGAGAAAAAGTAAAACTCAAAAACGGCAATTACAAAACAAGGAAAATAAATGCAGTAGATTGGAACGAACAAGACAAAGCAGAGCATTGGCGAAAAGCATGGGCAGATATTACAAACAAATATCTTGAAGAAAACAGCATACAGGAAAAAGTAGATCACCGTTCTTATCAAAGACAGGGCATAGAACAAATACCGACCATTCATTTAGGCGTATCAGCCACCCAAATGGAAAAGAAAGGCATAACTACCGACAGGGGAAATATCAACCGAGAAATCAAACATCAGAATAAGATATTAAAAGAGATTGCAAGAAGAATAAAAGCCTTACTAAATTGGATAAGAGGAATAGGAAAAGAAGAAAAGACAGAAACTGATAATCTCAAATCTACCCTCCCATCCAAAGAAAATTTGCTATCCGTTTTTAAAAATCTTATCCGTAAAAATGCAGATAACCATAATACAGATTTAGAAAAATACATCGAAAGCTATCAATTCTTAAAAGAGAAAAACATTATTTCCTTATCTGGACTGAAAGAAAGTATAGTTACTTTAAGAGATAAGAATTACAAGACCACAAGAGCCATTAAAGATACTGAAAAGAAAATAGATGGTAAAGTACAGCTTATCGACCACGCCGAAAATTATTTGAAGTATAAAGACACCTATAAAGCCTATATCAAGCTGAAGAAAAACAAACAAGATATTTTCTACAACGAACATACGGCAGAGATTATTTTATTTGAAAGTGCCAAGAAATATCTCAAAAAGCATTTAGGAGAAAGCAAGACCTTAAATGTATCCAAATGGAAATCGGAAGTTGCCAATATGAAGAAAGAGAAAAATAGCCTATACAATCAAATACTAAAGATACGAGAGAAAGTGGAACAGGCTGAAAAAGTTAAGACCTGTATAGAGCAGTTACAGGAACAAGAAAAGCAACTAACACAGGTAAAGAGGAATGAGTTAGAAATATAATTTGCGTAAAGGAAACTTGACAACGAGGGTGGTAGTGGATATAATGATAATGTAAAGGAAACTTGACGAAAGGAGAGCGGTGCGTTTGAAAAACAAATTAGATGAATTAAGAAAGCTTAACGGCATAACTCAAGAAGAATTTGCAAAAGAATTAAGAGTTTCAAGGCAGACTATTAGTGCTATAGAAAATGGTAAATATAATCCGTCTTTAGACTTAGCATTTGAGATAGCACTATATTTCAACATGACAATAGAAGAAGTCTTTATTTATGAAAAGGAGGAAAATTATGAAAAAAAGTAATCTAATTTATGGTCTGATTTATACTATCTTGGCTGGAATATTTTTGTATTTGGCTATTACATTTGATAATAAAATATCGGGTATATTTTATGGAATGACAGGCGCTTTAGGAGCCAACGGTATCTTTATAATAATTCGATATTTTTATTGGCAAAAGAATAAGGAAAAGTATCAAGAAAAATTAGAAAGTGAAGAAATTGAACAGAATGATGAATTAAAACAAAAACTAAGAGATAAAGCAGGAAAATATACTTATTGGATTGGAATGCTGATTATAGCTCTATCAATTATGGTTTATTCTGTGCTTGGTGTTTTGAATATTATGGATACAGAACATATTGTAATTTATTTAGGAGCATATTTGATTAGCCAAGTGTTTATCGGAGTAATAGTTTTCAATCATCTATTAAAAAAATACGACTGATAAATCCCTATATTAAAATTATCTTTTATAAACAGTAAATCGAAAAAGGTTTGCTGTTTTTTCTTTGTCTAAAAGTGGAAAGGAGGACTTATGGAAGAAGAAAAAAGAGTAAGAGAAGAACCACAACATAAACAGTTAATAATGGATATTGGAAAGACAAAATATACTGTAAACCTGCATTTCAAGCAAGGTACAGGGGAAACATACAAGGATAAAATACTAAAGCTAATCAAAAGAGAAACAGAAAAGATATAAATTTATCAAAGAAATTTTGTTTATGTCCTTGACAAATCTTTCCAAATGGGTCGAGCAGGTTGTAGTGTTCAAGGTCATCAGGGAACAGCTCGATGCTGAAACTCGTGGTCTTCTGTTCGATATGGTCTCTGATACTTTGCAAAATTGGTAAAGTGGCACTCATCGATGCGCTCCTTAATAGCCCGACAAATCCAATTTCTGTGGCGCACGGGCTTTAAACTTTAAGGCGGACGGCAAACTGTCGTCTGCTTTTTCGCCAACTTCGAGCAAGCCCAAATGCAATTTGCCATCAGCAATACGTTCTAAATCTTTTAACGCTTGGGCGTGGGCATCTTTCACATTGGGCGGAAAGCCTTTGCCGTCAGGACGGCGTGAATAGAGCCAGTAGCGAGCCAACTGTAAGCAGATGTTGCGAACTAAGGTCGGCACTTGATTTAACGGCAGCCGATAACGCGAGCGAAGATAGCCATCCACGGTTTCGGTGGCGTATTCGCACGCTTTGGCAATCACAGCTTGGTTCGCTTCTGTTGCTCTGCTGTTATCGGTTGAAAGTTGTCTTAACGTGATTTCGTCCATCACGTCCGTTAAATCTTGTGCCTGAATGTACATTATTCTTTGCCTTCGCCTTTGTCGTTTTTATTCGCTTTTTCCGCTTCTTTACGGGCTTTTTCTTCAGCAGCTAAACGTGCTTTTTCTTCCGCTTCAAGACGAGTTTTTTCCGCTTCAGCTTCTGCTTGTTTGCGTTTTTCATCGTCTTCATCTAACTGCACATAAAGTGCAATGCGTTCGGCTTCTTCGTCGGTCAGTTCTAGCTTGTCGCCTTGCTCATAGCGTTGGTTGTTGTGGTAAATTGCCATTGCGCTAATAACAGCATAGAGTTTGGTCTTGTCCATTACTTTCTCCTAGTGAAACGGTGTTACATCTTTAACAAATCTCCCCTAACCCCTCTTTACTAAAGAGGGGGATTTTCAGGGATTACAAGCAGCCTTTGATTAAGTAACCTGCGGCACTGCCAACAAGGTGTGGTTTGTGAATGTCGGTGGTGCGAATGACTTCGAGTTTGCCGCCGTTTTCTTTGTAGGTGTCCACAAATAAACCGTTATGGCGACGCACGGTGTAGCCGTAAGATGGCTCGTAAACTGTGCCTTTGCGTTCTGCTGAACGTGGGGCAACGTAAGCAAGTACAATGGCATCGCTCCAAATGTCTTTGAGTTGTGAGCTTTCTTCATACACCGCCTCACCGATTTTCACGGTATCGATACCAATCAATTTAGCTAAGACTTCAGGTGTTACAATCGCTACCTGTGAGTATTTGAGTTTTTCAACCACCGCAGGGTGTTCTTTCAGTGCTGCCCACACATCGCTTGCAATCACGCATACATTCGGCTTGCGACCAATCGCACGTTTTACCGCACGAATGCCTGTGTCGAACATGGCAAAAATGTCTGCTTGTTTGCTAGTAATTTTCGATGTACCGCTTAAGGTCACTTTGTTGCCTGCATCGTATTTGCTTTCATCAAGGGCAAGGGTTGCCACTTCTTTTTCACGCCCTAATGCAATCACATCTTGGGTAGTATTTAAGGCAAATTGACGGAGCGAGAAAATCGCTTCGTTTTCTTCTCGGTAGTCGATGGCGTATTCCACATCGTGCTCTTCCAACGCCACGTCGATTGCCGTGATGTCTTCAGGGTCTAAGCGGTTTGAGGTGCCGCGTAAGTTACGCACCGTGCTAGGCAAGCGGAACGCAAGACGACCGAATTTTGGAATTTTGCCCGCTTCTTTGTCGATTTCGACAGTTGGCATTAAGACTTCACTCACTAATTCAAGGTTGTGATAGCCCTGAGCCAAGTTGGTTAAAACAGGATCTTGCACGCGAAGTGCTTGAAGATTGTGTGCGGTCATAAGTTTTCCTTATATTGATAAATAGCATTAAATGCAGCTTTGTAGCTCACATTGTGTTCTTTGGCATAGGCACGGATTTTTTGGTCTGCTTCGATGCTGGCTGGGTTTGTGCCTTCGGCATATTCCACTGTGTCATTTTGTGCGGTTGCCGCTTTTTCTTTGGTTGCCACCTCAGAGAAATTTACGACTTGAGGTTGAGCATCCAAAAAGGCTTTGAGTTTGCTGTGTAGGCTTTCGCCTTCGCCAAACTCAACCACACCGCCTTGCATTGTGGTGGAAGCGTAGTTCAACAAATCCACTGCTTGCTGTTTGGCAATCGGGGCGAGTTTGCCTGCTTTCACTAAACCTTCAGCAAAGTCGGCATTTTCGGCTTTGGCTTGGTTGAGCGCGGTTTCAGCTTTTTCGGCTTTCAATTTTTCGTTTTCTGCCTTGAGCTGTTCAATTTCTTCAGGTGTCATTTCAAGTTCTCCTTCGGTTGATTGAGCTGGGTCTGAAGTTGGGTTATTCGGTTCATTAAAATTCGGCACCGGAAAATCTGCTTCATCTTGTTGATACCGTTTCAAATCATTGCGGATAGATTCTTCTACCACGCTATTGACTAAATAATCAGGCAATGCTTTGTCGGCTTCATCTTGTCCGTGTTTGCCAATCAGCCATTCACGCAAACGTCGCCACAAACCTGCTTCCGCCCAGTCGGAAAAATCCACTACGCCTTGTTCGTTTTCGGCAAATTCAGGGTTACGCAAGCCTTTTACGGCGGGTGGCATTGCCCCTAAGAAACCGACGTGGCGTAAGTACAAACTGCCCGGGCAAGGATTGTTTGGGCTATCGGCAAGATAGAACGAAGACGACACTTTCTTAAATCGTCCTTTTTCCACCATTTCGGCAAATTCAGGATCCACTTGGTCGAACTCGGCTTTGAGTACATCACCGTCCAACTCAAGGCGTTTTACCCAGCCATAGGCAGGTGCATTGTGTTTTGGGTGTCCAACTACCGCGGGGGATTCGTGAAAGTTTACGTCGTAGGCATTGACGGCTTGTTGCAAATCATCGATGGTAATTTCCACTTCTACGCCATTTGCATCTAGTCGTTTGCCGGCTTTAAAAATTTCAATCAGGGTCATTTGGTTCTCCTTGTGTTGGCAAACATCATAGAAAAAACGACCGCTTGTTACTTTTAAACTGGTTTAAGGAATGAAAATGGGAAAGAGAAAACGAAAAGGGAGTGAATGGGGTGTTTTGGCGTGTTTATCGGTGTTTATAAACACGCTCAAGGTGATTTAGGCGATAATTTATCGAATGGGATTTAAAACGCCACAATGGGCGTTTTATGCGTTATTTTTGAAAATTGGGCGATACTATAGATTTTGGTCGATTTGGCGTTGTAAAACAGCCTTTGCTTTCTCTAATAATTTTTGCTCATTTTGTGAATTAACACCTAACCACGGACGAGCAGGAATTTTTGACTGTTTAGCGAAGACGGCATTGTCGCCTTTACCAAATTTTAATCGCTTGCCTTTCTTCGGTTTAATTACACCACCGAATTGGTGCAATCTGGCATACTTGGCATCTGAACCAAATTCAACGCCGTTGTCATCGTAGTTGTAAGCCGTTCTCTCAGATAAATAGCCTCGATGTTTTAAGATTTTGTCGTTGCCTTTTATCTCTTGGGTGATTGGTGAAAGAGGTTTCCATTTGTTACCATCAGGATCAACTTCCTGCTTAAAGCGTTCTGCGTGGATTTTCTTCAAGGTTTCGCCCAGCACGCCATAGAGTTTACGAGGCTGTTTGAGTTGGCTTGCAATACGGTGGAGTTTTTCCACCGCTTGCGTGTCGTTAAGACTGATTTTAATCATAGCTAAAAGCCAGCGAGTTTATTTTTCAATACATAGCCTTCAAGTTGCCATAATTTATTGAAGGCATTTTCAAAAGCAATACGTTCACCAATTTCTTGGTTATAGGTTGCTGGTGAAACGCAAGCAGACTCGCCTGTTACTGTGAACCCATTGCGTAAGGTTAAAACACAGATGGTGAGGGTTTCAGTTAAGCGGTGGAATTTTTTATCGGTAATAATAGATTCCAAATGTTCTTGGGTAACACGTTCAGTCATATTTATTCTCCTATTGATTAAAAAATAAGTTGGGCGTATAGTATTTCTAACGGTGGGGGTTTCCTACTGGAAAGGTTGCGGTTCCGCCCGTATTATCCTGTTCGAATCAGGCAAACCACCGTTAGTCTAAGCTCCCCCATAAAAGCTCATACGCATTTTTTAAATTTCCCCATTCTTTTGTCGGTTCAATTAAACTTGCCGTTCTTACTAAATTGATTTTGTGTGTCAGTTTTTTCTTGCTTAATTCGTCTTTGAGCTTTACTTCGTAATCCATTTTGATTGCTACTTTACCTTGCTCGATTTCATACACAAAAATCAGCGTAGGTAATTTCTGATCACGTTCCAACAAGATTGCCTTTGGATTTCTCAACTTCTCTGGCAACTGCTCCCAAAACTCAATCGGCAGGTTAATGCCTTTAGCTTGCTTGGTATCACGGAGGGCATGCAGTACATCTTCATCACGTACAGCAATCACGGCAGATTGTGGGGCTTTCTCAAGATCGTTTAATTTATCAATCACTTTGGCAGGAATTACGCCTACGTTTTTGATTTGCCCACGAGCCAGTTTTTCGCTGGCGACGGTATCAACCATCGACTTCATCGCCCCATTTAGCAACATCATCGCACGCGGATTTTGTAACACGTTTTCAATTAAGAGGCTTGCCAGTTTCGGTTCAGCGGTGACGGCTTTGTTGAAAAGTAGCTGATCTACGTTGGCATTTCGCCCTGCCGTCAAACGCTCAAAATTGTGCGGCTGAAACCCCACGTCATAGCCTTTCGGCACACGCACCATTCTTGGATTGCCTGAACGTGTGCCGACTAATTTTTCTTCCCACTCAATTTCAGGCGAGGGGCTGACGGTTCTACCCATTTCCTTGAGGTCATCCTCATCGTGGGCGGTCACGGTGCAGTGGCAGCCATAGGCTTTAATGGGGTAGTAATAACGCCAAAATGGATCGCTGGCGGGCAAAATCGTGCAGTCCAAATCAATATGTTCTTGACGTGGGTGGGCGTTGTCGTGGTGATGGTATTCCCAATAAGGCATTACATCAGCCAAATCTAAATGCTGCTGTAACCGTCCGCGATTGTAAGCCGCATAAACGTTGGTGTCGTAAATAATACGCGTTCGCCAATTTCTGCCGCCTTTGTAATCCCAGCCTGTGTGAGCCACAATTTCATCAAACTGCTTGCGAAAGCCCTCCAGCGTTTCGCCGTTGTTAATCGCTTCATCTACCGCTTCGCGAAAGGCAAGTAGCACTTCGTTGCGGTTAGCTCCTGCGACCATAAAAAAGTAGTCGTGTTCTTCGCCTAATACATCCAAATAGCTGTTAGTCGATAGGTTGAGTTTTTTCTCAAAGTATTTGACTTGATTTTCAAAAGTGAATTTCATTGACAAATCTCCCCTAACCCCTCTTTACGAAAGAGGGGGACTTGGCACGCTCATCTTCTACAGATTGTTGCCCTGCAAACTGTGCCGCAGTTGAACCCCACGCCAGCAGTTCGCCATATTCCGCATAGCTCAATTCAGGGATAAGGCTATCAAGCTGGTTGCGGAAATCTTCCAAACTCTCCGCTTGACCTAAACGGTCGCGAATATCTTGTAGCCAATGTTCAACGTGGGCTTCGCCTTCCATTTCTAACTGTTCGCCAATGGTTTCAATCACGCTTTTCGGGATATGTTCGGCAAAATCGACTTTATCCGTCCCCCTCTTTTGTAAAGAGGGGTTAGGGGAGATTTCTTGCATCACAATATCACCGTCTTCAAAACCATAAGTGCGGTGGATATATTGCTCGGTAAAACTCACGCCGATTTCGGTCAAAATCTTGTCGCGTTCAGCTTGCAGCTTATCAATGCTTTCTTGCTCGAATAGCTCAAAGGCTGGCAAGGTTTCTACGTTGAAATTCAGCTCACAAATCCACGCCAGCAACTGATTGAACACGCCTTCCACAAGGCTGGCATCGTCGTTGCGAATATCACGCGTGACTTCTAGCCCTGCGGTCGCACTGGCTCGGTTGGCTTCCGCTTCGGTGGTTTGGTTTTGTCCGAGTAATGCGATGGCAATTTCAGATTTGCAGTACTTGATAAAGTTATCAAAGGCTTCTGATGAGCCGCTTTTATCAGCACCTTCCACCAAGCCGATTGAGCTGTCGTCAGGAATGGCGGCAACAGCCGTGCCAAGCATTGCTTCCATACTGTCGAGCAAGTCTTCCACTTCATGAATTTGCGCTTGTCGCGGATGTTTCCCCACTAGCCAAGGCGAGCCGTATTTTTCGGTAAATTCCAACCAATACTTAAAGCCTGCTTTCTTAAAAGTCGCTGCCCAAAAGCAGAGCGAGAGATCGCCCAAGCCATACGGGTTGATGTAAGTCGCATTTTGGGTGGCAAGCAACATTCGATAAGGCGGCAGTTCTTCGCCGTTGAAGTTCTCTTTGGTACGAAGTTTAAGCTGGTTTTCTTCATCGAAGATGAACCACTCTTGCGGTTTGCCTACGATTGCCGTTGGCAACAGTAAGCCGTTTTCGCTTTCCCACATCACTTCTAACGCTTGATAACCAAACAGTGTGGCATCAAGTATTTCACTGATGATTTGGCTCATCGGCAAGCGGTCGAAAAGTGCGGTTAAAATCTCGTCCGTTTTTTCATTGCCTGTGGGCGTAATTCGCCATTCCAGCCCTTTAATGGCTGCTTTTCTACGGCGAACACAGCCCCCAACGTGGCTGTCGGATAAAATTTCACGGTAAGCCGAAATATCCTTGCCCATTTTCTTTAGCACAGGATCAGGGTTCGGCAGGTAGTGCATAAACGCCCAATAGTCAATGGCGTTGGCACGGCTGGCGATGACGCGGATTAGGTCTTGTTTTTTTGGTGTCATTGGCTTTCCTTATTTTTCATAATCCACAAAGGCGGCAAGCAATAAAAATACCCACCAAAACGGTTTGTCGTAAAAAATCAGCACAGCGACAGAAATGGTTAAAGTTACAAATGCGATCATGGTTAATATCCTTGCGTTAATTTTCGGCTGGCTCTTGGTTTGCGACTGTGGGCTTTAACCGGCAACTGCACCAACTGACGGCTAGCATAATGAGCAAGCAATAAAGAAATTGCGGTGTCGCCGTGGCGTTTGTTTTTGCCGTCTGCACTTTTGGTTCGTTTATCGGGAATGCGTGGCACGCCTTTCACCACTTGGAACGAACGCAAATCGGCAAGAATATCGGCATCTTTGGGAATGCTGTCGAGTTCACCATCTTCGAGTGCGGCTTTAAATGGGGCGGTGTGTTCGCGATACCATTTTTCCGATAACTGCACGCAATCCACCAATGAGCCGAAGGCATCACGAGCAGCTTCAGCTAAATAGCCCCCATTCCCACGCGCATCAAAAGCTGCACCGGCGAAGCGTGGCAAATGCTTGAAAATAAACAGCACAATTTGTTCTTGTTGCTTGTAAGGCATATTGCCCAGCTCCACAATCAACCGAACGCTTTTGGTTAAGTTTTGCTGTTGTGCTAACACCACAAAGGACGTCATATCGCCACTGCGTGCAAAGTCTTCGCCTAAAAAATGTAATTGCGTTTCATCTAAGGTTTGCAAAATCGGCTGAAGCGTGGTTTCACACCAATCCTGCATTTCCTGATAGCGTGTCGGTTCAGGCACAAGGCTAAAGCCATCTTTTGCCGTCATTCGGATTACGGGCGTGCTTTCGCTCATTTGACGTTCAATCAACGCACGCGAGAGCCATAAGCCTGTGCCGTTTTTCGGCACGCAATAGTATTCTTCTTCCGCATCTTCTTTGGTTGCCGTGTCATTGAGTAGGTTTTCTTTCCACTCTGCTTCTTTTTCGGCTGTCCATTCTTGCTTGCTGACTTGGCAAATACGTTGGTATAACCCTTCAGCACAGGCATCATCAAGGGTAATCGTATGCACTGAGTAGCGTTTTCTGCCTGCCCGACTGTCTAAGATCAGCTCATTGAAAAGGTTGTCCGCGCCGTTGTGGGTAGAAATCAACCGCACTTTCGCACCCCACATTGTCAGCGCGAGCGCGGCTTTCAATACTTCAGCAAGGTATTCATGGAAGGCTGCTTCATCAATCACCACCACGCCTTGCATACCACGCAAGTTTTTCGGGTTGCTGGAAAGGGCTTTCACTTTGAAGCCTGATGCAAAATAGATCACATAGGTCAGAATGTCCTTGTCTTCATCTTGCAATACTTCTTCTTGAATTTCGCCTGCTGCATAGTTAAACGCCCTTGCCCACATTGCCACCGCGTCAATAAATTCGCGTGCCATTTCCTTGTTTGACCCAATGTAGAACACATCAGAGCCACCGTCTTTTTTGGCAAGGCTAGCAATCAAAGCATCATCAGCAGCTTCTGCCCACGTCAAACCTGTTCGACGAGATTTTTCAGCGATTTTGAGTTGGGATTTATCGGCTATCCAACGTTTTTGGTAGCCCAACAGTAGCTCGTTTGGGTCAAAGGGAATGATATCTTTCACTATGCAATACCTAAAATTTGCTGTTTGATTTTGTCTGCGGTTTCTGCCGATAAGCCCGCCTGAATAACAATTTTTTCCGTTTCTTCTGCGGCAAGTTCCGCTCGTCTTTTCACGTCCGCTTGATAGACTTTCAGCTTGGTGCTGGCTTGGATAAGCGACGCCACGTTTTTGCCTGCAAAACTCAAGGCTTGGAATTTCTCCATCGGGGTCATCTCATCATCTTTGGCTTCTTCAATATCGACCAACGCATCAAACAAAGACGACTGCAACATCCCCATTAAGGCTTCACTACGTTTGTCTTCCTTATCTTCTGCTCCTTCGGCAATAATGCGAGCCGCTTCAGTACTGTCCTTGATTGCCTTAAAACGGCGTTCAATCTTCTGCCCATAGCGATGAATCGCCGATTTGCTGATGGAATAGCCTTTCTCACGTAATAGTGTTTCCAATTCCACATAGCCCGAAAAGCCATTCTCAGTTAAGGCACGCTCCAACCAGCGGCGGACATCTTCGGGCAGTTTTTCGATACTTGAACGGGGAGCCATACCAGTTCCCCCCTACGCCCAATACTTTTCAGGGCGGGCGATACCAGCTTGGCAGTCGATGGTGTATTCCACAATGTCCACGCCTAGGCGGTTAATATCGGCAAACCACACGCCGTGCGGTTGTTTGGTCAGTTCCACCAGTTTGCGGTCGGAAAGATATTCCAACTGCTGACGGATTTCATGCGGTGTTACATTTGGGTAAATGCCTGCCATCACATCACGCAAAAATTGTTCGCTGGTGGTGTATGGCATAGCTTTGTGTAAAGTATTGAGCAAGTGCCAACGCATACCTTCTCGGCGGGCTTTTTCCATCATTTTGCACTCTCCATTTTGTATAAATCACTTAAGGTTTTGTGTAGGGCATCCATTTTGGCTTCCAGCACTGTTTGTCCGCGAATGTAGTCATCACGCAGGACATAAACGAGCGGCAGGCTCGACTGCATTTGGTTGAATTGCTTTTCCAATTCTTCCACTTTGTCGTTTACTTTGAGCTGGTTTTGGTGGCGTTCACTCAAACTGTTTTGAAACTGCGATACTAAAATCTTGGCAAAGCCAAAACAGCAACCAAGAAACGACAACAACAACCCGACCAAATGCCAAAATTCCACGTTAATGGTCATCGTTCGTCTCCTTGCAAATCTCCCGATAGGTCGCGTTATGCACCGCAATTTGACGGAGCGTTTCGGTGGTGTCTTGACGGCTTGCCTTGATTACACCAAAGCCTGAACAGCTCGGGTTAATCACGGAGATCACCTTGCTGTTGCAGGCGGTCAATAAGCCCATTACGATTAGAAGTGCGGTTGTTTTCTTCATTCTTTTTTCTTGTTTCAAAATGTTGGACTTGGGTTTGAGCTACTGCTTTTTCGTTTTGCAGTTGCTCATTTTGCTTAGACAAGCGGTCGATTTCTTGTCGAGATTTGCGGATTTTATAGCCAGCCATCATTGCTCCTACCAGACCCACTACAACAAAGCCTAAAATCAGATAAAAAATCATTCTTCACGCCCCCGATTATTTAATGCATTAGCAAAGCCTTTTGTAGCTGCGCCACCTGCAGCAAAAATGGCGAAGGTCATAAAGAGTTCTGGCACATAAGGGCGGTCTAAATACACACAAAAGCATAAGATGCCCGCCATCAATAAAGCCCCGAAAAATTGGATAAAGGCGGTAGTGCTGAGCCTGCCGTTATCGTTGGTGATGAGTTCTTTGATTGCCATTAGTAACTCCAACGTAAATAAAACCATTGAGCAACCGTGCGACCCTTGTTGATTGCACGGTTAATTTGAGCGTTATTGCTTAATTTTTTCATTGTGTTCTCCGTATTCTTCAAATCTCCCCCAGCTCATCTTTTCTAAAGAGGGGGCTGTTTTTTTCCGTTTTACCGTTCCCCTCTTTTGTAAAGAGGGGTTAGGGGAGATTTATTTAAATAAATGCTCAACATTCACGACTTCTTCGCTATCCAGCCAGCTCCACACATCAAAGCACGGGCAGTCTTTAATCCATTCATTAGGCGTGATTGTTCCATCGCCATTTAGGTCTGGGCTTAAATCACGATGTCCACAAATGCGAGCGCTGGGATATTTGGCTTCTAATTGGCGAAGCAAGCGGTGCAGGGCTTTCCATTGGGCTTCCGTATATTCGCCGTGATTGCGTTTGTCTTTAGTAATACCGCCGACTAAGCAGATGCCAAGGCTGTTTAAGTTATGCCCTTTAACGTGTGCGCCCGTTTCGCCTTCAGCACGTCCCGTTTCGACTGTGCCATCGGTGTCAATCACAAAATGGTAGCCAATATGTTGTAAGTGCAGATTGAATTGCTTGTAATTGCCTGCTAAACGTTGAAAACCACGTTGTTTGTGCCAATCGTCGATACGTTGTGCCGCGGTTTGGGTGGTAGTGTGTAACTGCTTGCCGTTTTGAGTAGCTGAGCAGTGGATCACGATTTTGGTGATGGTGGGATTAGCCATAAAAAAACTCCAGTTATTAGGTTTGACTGATAACTGGAGTTTACTTAATGCTTGTAGGAACTGATTTTAAACTGGTTTAATGATTAATCAACAGTCTTGTCTAATTGAATATATTCTAAGACTAATTTTTGTTTTTCTTCTAAAAATTTTTCTTTTTGTTCTTTTGAGTATTGTTCATTATTTATCTGTAAATCAAGAAGATCCATTCTATCTTTCATCTTCTCCTTTACTGCTATTTGTGCCGCAGATTGTCGTTTTTTATTTAGAAAACTAAATATCCAAACGCCCAATATTGGGCTTATAGCCGCAGAAATAGTCAAAGAATTTTCAATATATTCCGCGGGTACAAACATTCTAATGAGTGCTGCCAATATTGCTGCAAAAGCACCTGCATAAGTAGCAGGGTTATTAGAAAAAGATGACTGTTCGGTCGGTTGTTTATCGCTCATTTCCTTTCCTTGTTTTTAGTTCTGCATCAATACGTTCTAATTGAGCGATAATGGGTTCTGGAGACGTCAAATCTAATTCCCCATATCCAATAATTTGTTCATTGTGCCAACGACGAATTTTTACTTTTTTTATAGGAAATAGCATTAAACGAATTTTTTGCCCTAACATTTCCCCAATACGAACAAACATAGGGATAGCCATCACTAACCCTATAATCAATATTGTATATGTTAAAATATCAGCATTATTCATCTTCGTTCTTAACTAATTGCCGGTCTTCGGTGACCAAATGTTCTAAAACCTCGGTTATTATATAGGACGTTTTTGTCGAATTACCAAAAGTTTTTACAATATCTAACTTAACTTTTAACCAATCACCTTTACGGAAACTAGCTTGATTTGCATTAATTTCTTCAATAAATGCCTCGTCTTGCAGCTCAACCGCTCGCTCTTTACCATCATAACGCATTTTCCACCCTGTTTTGCCAGAGTAGAAATTTAGCTGGGTAATCATAATCATTGCTTCTGGTTCAGTTTTCTTTTCAGGTTCTTGTGCAATGGTTTCGGATAATCGAGTAAGGGTATCAATCTCTTTCAGACTTTCAATTTTAACCGTTGTCTGTTCTTGTACCTCAACTTTACCGTCTGTATTTTCGACTTTTTCAGTACGTTGAATTTTAAATACAGCATCTTTTTTATTTGCCAAAGGTGTTACAGTCAATTTTTTAATTGCTTGGCGAATTTGATCATCTTGCATCAGAATAGCGGTTTCTTTTGTTGTAGTGACTTTGGTGTTTTCTGTCAAAACCTCTACTTTATCAGACCCATCTTGAGTCTTTACGTCAATTACAGGTTCGCCTTTGGTAAGCAAAATATCTTTAAATACGCCATAACTGACGGCACCGGTCGGAATACTAATACCCAATGTAGCCATTACATCTTTGGTGTCTATGGTTGTGACCACATCTTTGACAGTACAAATATAATCAAAGATTTCCATAGCAAATGGAAAGGCAATTGATCCCTCTTTTACAATGGCATTTCCATTTGGAGCTTGAACGTATAGCTCAACAGTTTTTTGTTTACCATTGAGTAGTTTATCACTTCTTTCAACCAAATCTATCATGTCTTTCACCACTTCAACCAAATTACGTGCGTTTATTTTGTGGTGAGCATATTCTTCATCTGTGGCATCATAAGAAACCGTAAAATGCTCTACAGTTCTAAGTTTTCGTTCAATTTGTTTTTTTACTTTTGTTTTCTTTTCAGTTGTCATCTTAATTCCTTAATTCCTTAGTTCCTCAATTATTTATTTTTCTTCCCACCACAAATACTTTCACAAGGTACGCCGTCTTTATCGCGGTTGAAACTGCTCATATCGCATTGTTGTAACTTTACTCATATTGTCTGAAATAATCCAAGTTAAACATTGGACACCAGTCAACATTGTTTTCAACAGCCAATGCCTGAATTTGTTCTTTCCAAGAACCAAAGTGTTCTCCTCGCTCTATTGGGTGATTTTCTAATTTTTTGCAAGGAATGACATATTGAGTTTCTTTCTGCTTTGTTTTTTCATCAGAGAAAATAGATAAGGATAATCCTTGAGAATAGTAAACATCTCTGAACAATCTGTTAGTTAAAGATAAACAATGTGACTTTGCATTTAAGCATTGGCAGGCATTTTGATAGCATTCTAATATAGAGCCTAAGCTATAATAGCCAGAACCAGTATATAGTTTTCCAGCAACAAAAATTTGTTTTGTTGTCCAACCATCAACGTAACGTAGTAATAAAAGAGCTCTAGCCGCTTGTTCAGGCGTTTTATCGAAAGTACAAGTGTAAATTATATCTTTGTCTAACTCATAAGATGAGAATTTAAAAGCTCCTGTGGCAATAGATAATGCCATTTTAAAATAAGGACTTTTAGTCTTGGCAAAAACGATTACAAGTAAATTATTTTTTGATAATTCAATAGGATCATCATATTGCTCACTTTGATTTTTTAATTCCGTAATTTCGGATTTCTTTTGTTGTTCAGTTGTCATTTTAATTCCTCGGTTCCAATCTCTTTAATTTCTTTTTCCACGTGTTGCCCAGCTTTGTTAAAGCCCAACGCCAAAGAACCTGCGACAAAAAACACGAAATAACCCACAGGGTGCAGGCTGCCTAAATACAGCCCCAGCAAGCAAATTACAAAGCCTACGAGCGTGAATATCACTAATCTTTGGCTTTTCTTTTGCAATAAGGCTTTGCGGTGTTGTTCTTTTTCGTACCATTCTTGATAGTCAAAATACTGCTTAATCCCAAAGGTGCATTTGCCGTTGTAGCAGTATTCATTGAAGCGGTAGCTTTCGCCGCCGCACTGTGGGCAAATGACGATGTGTGGGCTGTTTTTATCAATTACTTTTTCTGGCTGATGAAAGTGAGCTTCATTGATGTTGTTAAGCTGCTCAACATTGTCAATTTTAAAATCCATTTATTTCCCTTTCTTAAAATGAATACCACCTTCAAGGTGTTCGATGTTGTTTTGTTGCTCTACGTTGCCAATGTGCATTTTTGTAGCGAAATTGCCTTGTGTTGTGTTAGCCTTTGCCGCCATTTTGGCAACATTCAAAATCATTTCTTTGCCTTCCTTACCAGCGGTGCGGAAATACTGCAAAAGCAGGTTCTCGGCTGGCATTAAATTTTCCATTTCTCGGTTTGGGTCAAAGCGTGGCTCATCAGTCTTAGGCATATCTTTTAACATTTCCTGTTCTATCGCTTCATAGGTTTCACGGCGATGTCCAAGCAAGATGTAATCCATATCAAGGTTTAATTCTGGACATTTGGCTTTTAGGGCGAAAAGCTCTTTTTCGGGGAAGCTGTTTCGGCTTTTTCTTGCACTAAAAGCTTTAACACCAAAGCCCAACATTTCAGCAATATCTTTATCGTCTTTTATTTTTAGTTCATTTTTTAAGCGAAATAGCTTTTCTTGAAAAGAATCCATAAAATTCCCCTTGTAATTCTACAAATATAGATTATTCTACAAATGTAGATTAAGTTATATCAATTTACCGAAATTATACCACAACAACAGGAGCTAAATAATGAACAATGAAGCAAAAACACCCGATCAAATTCGATTGGAGTTTTATCGAAATGGGCAAACTTTTCAGCAATGGGCGATTGAAAATGGCTATCACCCTGTGTTGGTAAGTAAGGTGCTAAATGGTGCAGTGAAAGCCAATCGCGGAAAAGGTTTGGAAGTTGCCGTGAAATTGGGCTTAAAAGCCGCTTAAAACTTCTTTTGCTCTTTAACAATTTGGAAAAAACAGCGAAAAATCGACCACTCTTTAACGGACGAAAGTCCACTATTTATAGGAGAGAAAAATGAATGAAAAAGAACTGATTGAATTATTGAAAAAGCCGCAGGTAAGAGCGGCTTTGAAAGAGATTACACTTCCGTTTCAGGCGGTGAATATACCGACCAGAAAAAACGCCCTTCAAATTCACGAAACGTTTGTAGATACGCTACGCCGCGATAATCAGCTGTATCAAGAAGTGTTGGATGAGTGGCGTGAAAATCCGTCAAGCTTTTCACCATTTCATAAATACTCATACGGGCTTCATCGGGCAGCTTTGTGGCTATATAGTCAATTAAATTCAGACAAGCTTCATAACGACCATTGAGTTCTTCAATGTGTTGCTCAAGCTGAGCAATTTTATCTTCTAAATCAGCCAAGCGTTTTGCTGGCAATTTAATTACCGTCATAGGGTTTCCTTTTGGAAGTTGAGAGAGCCAATAGGATACCACAGGGAGAAAAATCAAATGAAAATGTTAGAAAAATTATGCTTATGGTATTTGAAAAAATACTGGAACAGTCAAGGTTATAAAAAAGTGGTTGCGCTTGAGCAACAAAAACAGGCGGAAAACTTACCGCAGTTTATGAAATCAGGGCAAGCCAAATGAAAGAAAAAATTAACAGCACGCAGCGTGCGTTGCGGATTTTAAAAGCCCTGAAAGGGCGAACGATGGACGGCTTAAGCAATAAGGATTTGTGCGAAGCGATTGATGAAACGCCGGTGAATATCACGCGAGCCACGGCGATTTTAGAAAGTGAAGGCTTTTTGCGAAAACTTCCCACAGGCAACTGGACGCTCAGTTTTGCCCTGCTCAACTTGGCAGTGTGTTATGAGCAGGATATGCAGGCAGTGAATGAACGATTTAATGAAATGCGACACCGTGTGGCAACAGGCGGTTTTTAGGAGTAAGCGATGACAGATTTAAGATTAAGTGAACAGCAAGATGCGGTGGCGTTAGCCGCAAAAGCAATGACCCAAGATATTGCAGAAGCCCACGAAGCTATGGGTATGGTTAGAGCGTTTGGCTTTGTAAACAAACTGCTGACCGTCGGCACTCTTAAAGTTATGAGAGAAGTTAAAGAAGCCAAGAAATACAAAGGGTTAGTAACCTACATTGACGGAGAACTGACGACGGTCGGCAGTTGGGAAGAGTTTTGTAAAGCTTGCGGATTAACTAGACAAAAAGTTGATGAAGATTTGCAAAACCTTTCTAAATTCGGAGAAGAATTTTTAGAAACCAGCCACCGCCTCGGCTTAGGCTACCGCGAAATGCGAAAACTTCGCCAACTGCCTGAGGAAGCTCGTGCGGAGATTGTGGAGGCAGATTATTCGGAAGCGACAGATAAAGAAGATTTAATTGAGAAAATCGAAGATTTAACCGCAAAACACGCCAAGGAAAAAGAAGCCTTGCAAGCCCAGTTGAAACGCAAGTCGGACGATTATGAAGCGCAAGCGAAAGTGCTTGCCACCAAAAACGAGCGGATTAACCACTTAGATTTGGAGCTAGCGAAGAAAACTAAAGCGATTGAAACCCAAACGCCTGAACAACGCGGTGGCGTATTACGCGAAGAAGCGGCTGCGATTTCTTACAAAGCAGAAGCCGTGCTACGCGGACAAGTTTTCCAAGCCTTTGAAGCCTTAACCGCTCACACGGAAGCCACAGGCATTGACCACAAGCAGTTTATGAGTGGCGTACTTGCCGAGTATCAGTTGATTTTGTCGGAACTTAAATTCCACTTTCAGCTTGATGATGTGCCAAGTGGCTCGAATGTGCCTGAATGGGCAAGACCTGATTCAGAATGGGCAGATAAATCTGAAGAGATAGATCCTGCGTTAGCCGCGATGTTAGATAACGCGGTTGAAGCAGACATTGTGGAGTAAGGAAATGCAATGGCAATTTTACCGAGCGTTCTCGCCAAATATGCCGAACGTGTGGAGAAAGCAGGCTTTGGCGAGAAGGAGAAAATTATTGAAGAAGGGCGCAACAAAACGGGCTTAAGCCGTGCAACCTTTCTGAAACAAATCAAACCGTTTCGACCGGCAAGCGGTCGTAAAGTGCGGTCGGATAAAGGCAAGCATCAACTTGAATTTAAAGAGTTGCAAACGATTAGCTCGGCTTGGTTACATATCCGCCGTAATAACGGCAAAACAATGATGACATTGGAGCGCATTATGAAGATTTTGAGAACCAACGGCAAAATCAAGGCGGAATTTACCGATGAGAATACGGGAGAAATTCGCCCTTATTCGACAAGTTCGGTGGAGCGGGCGTTGCGCAATGCCAATCTTCACCCCGACCAGCTTTTACGCCCTGCCCCTGTGGTGCAGTTGCAAAGCCGTCACCCCAACCACGTTTGGCAAATCGACCCATCTTTGTGTGTGCTTTATTACTTGAAAGAAACAGTCAAAGGCAATGGGTTGTGTGTGATGGAAGCGGAACAGTTCTATAAGAACAAACCGGCAAATGTGGCGAAAGTGGAACCGCAACGAGTGTGGCGGTATGTAATCACCGACCACGCGAGCGGGGTGATTTATGTGGAATATGTGTATGGTGGCGAGACGGCGGAAAATGTCAGCCAATGCTTTATCAACGCTATTCAACCGAAATCCAATAAATCAGAGCCGTTTTTTGGTGTGCCAAAGATTTTGATGTTTGACCGTGGTACAGCCAATACTTCGCAAATGTTCACGCACTTGCTGAACCAGTTGGACGTGAAAATTGAAGTGCCGAAAGCTCACAATGCTCGAGCCAAAGGGCAAGTGGAGAAAGGCAATGATATTGTGGAGCGCCAGTTTGAAAGCGGTTTGAGGTTTATGAATGTGAACGGGCTTGATGAGTTAAATCAACTTGCCCACCAATGGATGCGCTATTTCAACAGCACAGAAATACATTCACGCCATCATAAAACACGCTATCAAGTATGGCAAACCATCAAGTCTGATGAATTACTTTTCCCACCGAGCCGTGAAATTTGCCAAGAGCTGATGATTACCGCACTTACCGAACGATTGGTGACCGATAAGTTGGAAATCAGCTTTGAAAATCGCCGATATGATGTGCGTGATGTACCTGATGTGAAAATCGGCGAAAAAATCACAGTGGGCAAAAATCCGTACCGCCCTGAATGTGTGCAGGTGCAGTGCTTTGAGCAGATTTTTGCCGATGACGGCACAGTAAGCCTGAAACCTTACTGGGTGGTGCTGGAGCCGATTGAAGTGAATGAACTAGGCTTCCGTGTGGACGCGGCAATCATCGGCGAAGAATACAAATCCCACCGCAAAACGGCGTTTGAAGCAAATAAGGAACAGGCGGAGCAACTGGCTTATGGCGTAGAAACCGAAGACGAGTTGAAGCGAGCCAAGAAAGCCAACGCACCGTTATTCAACGGCGAAATCAACCCTTACAAACACATCGAAGAGAGCAAGCTAATGTGGTTCTTACCGAACAAAGGACAAGAACACAAACTCACCACTAACGCCCGACGGGTGGAGCAAAAACCGATGTCGGTGGTGGAATTTGCCAAAAATGGCAAGGCTCGCTGGGGTGAGTTGTGGAACGGTGAGTGTTATCAATGGGTGAATGGCAGATACCCACAAGGCGTGCCGCCACTTGAAGCGGAACGGCTGTTGAGCTTAGGGTTTGAAGATTTTAAAGCGGAGTTTGTGGCACCCGAGCCTACACGCTCTCACTTGAAACTATTAGCGGCGTAATCGCCCTAAAATCTCCCCTAACCCCTCTTTACAAAAGAGGGGAACTTATTGAAGGAGCATTTTATGCTGAAACTAAAACAGGTACTGATTGACAAGGGCGTGAGCTTAAGGCAGTTGGCACAGATGATGAATGTGTCGCCTGCGACCATTTCTCAGTTGATAAACCATAATCAACGGGTCCGGGAGTGGGCGGCATTTGAGAAGAGTTTAATAGCGTCTTTGCAAAAGATTGGGATAAACCAACCGCTTGCAACGCTATTGAGACAGGAAGCGACAGGGGAAAGTTTGGTGACCGAGCCTGCCGCTTCCGCCCTTAAAACCAAACGAGAAATTAAGGACGAGATTATGTTACTCGCAAAACAGGCTTTATTTCCAGCCACTAAGAAACATTTTTTATTACCGATTGACCCTTTTTCCGTCGATATTCGCTCGGCTGATGAAGTTTTCGCCACCAGCGACATTCGTTATGTGCGGGAGTCGCTTTATCAAACCGCCAAGCACGGTGGTTTTATGGCGGTGGTGGGTGAAAGTGGTGCAGGTAAATCGACCTTGCGCCGTGATTTGATTGACCGCATTCGTGCCGAAAACGCCCCGATTGCGGTGATTGAGCCTTACATCATCGCAATGGAAGACAACGACATCAAGGGCAAAACGCTCAAAGCAGCCCATATTGCCGAAGCGATTATTTCCACCCTTGCCCCACTGCAAAGCGTGAAACGTTCACCTGAAGCACGTTTCCGCCAGTTACACCAAGTGTTGAAAGAAAGCTGTAAATCGGGCTATTCGAACGTGCTCATCATCGAAGAAGCGCACTCCTTGCCAATTCCGACGCTTAAACACTTGAAACGCTTTTTTGAGTTGGAAGATGGCTTTAAAAAGCTGATTTCCATTGTGTTGATTGGTCAGCCTGAGTTAAAGCTGAAACTTTCCGAACGCAACACCAAAGTCCGCGAAGTGATGCAACGCTGTGAAGTAGTGGAACTCGCGCCCCTTGATGCAGAGTTGGAAAACTATGTGGCGTTCCGCTTGGCTAAAGTGGGCAAAAAACTCAGCGATATTTTTGAAGAAGACGCGTTTTTAGCAGTGCGGCAACGCTTAACGGCGGTGGGCAGAAACAAAACTACCACTAGTTTGCTTTATCCGCTCGCAGTAAACAACTTGCTCACGGCAGCGATGAACTTGGCAGAAAGTTTAGGCGTGCCGAAAGTGAACGGCGATGTGGTGATGCAGGTTTAGGGGGCGATATGAGAAAAACAACCTTAATTTTGACCGCATTTTTGTTGGCTGGCTGTGATGACGGAATGATACAAAAGCAAACGTGGGCGTATGCCGAGCTTTGTATCAGCGGTGTAGTTTACCTCCGCTCGCCCAACGGCAGCCTAACCCCAAAAATTAACGCAGATTTTTATCCTTATACTTGCCAAAAAGGAGTAACAAACAATGGCTAAAATAAAACCTATTACTAGTAAAGATCCTGAAAATTTCCTGATTTGCTGTAAAGCCTTAGCAAAAGCACTCGTAGATGACCGAGATGGCATTACACAGGCGTTATTTGGCGGTATCACACATTTTAATGGTTCAGTAAATGACAATGAAACGATACTGGAAGCCGTGTTAGGCAAGAAATGCGGAAAAATCAAACTCACAATCAGTAAGGAATTAAAAAATGGCTAAACGCGCAACAAGAGTAAAAAGCGAAGTACAAGAAATTGCCTTGCAAACCCAAGATGAAGTGGCGCTGGCGATTAAACAAATTGGTGATTTGGAGCGTGAGCAGGTGAGATTGACCACCCTGCAAGCGGATGAGAAAGCGGCGGTTGATGAAAAATATACGGCAGAATTGACCGCTCTTAAAGAGCAGGTGAAGCCATTACAAAAGGCGGTACAAGCGTTTTGTGAAAGTCGTCGTTTAGAACTCACTAACAGAGGCAAACAGAAGACGGCTTACTTTACCACCGGCGAAGTACAATGGCGTGCCAAACCGCCTGCAGTGGTTGCCAAAGGCATTGACGGCATTTTAGAAAGCCTGCGCAATTTGGGGCTGTTTCGCTTTATTCGCACGAAAGAAGAGCTCAATAAGGAAGCGATGCTTGCCGAGCCTGATATTGCACGCTCTATTTCGGGCGTAACTATTCGAGAAGGCGTGGAAGAGTTTGTGATTAAGCCGAATGATGAAGAGGTGCGGAAATGAGTCGAAGACCAAAGATCGACCGCGATGTGCTAGAAGAAGCCTATCGCGAAGCAACAGAAGTCGCAGCAGAAATGGAGCGTTCTGGCAATTATGCCCGAGCTAGTGAATTGTGGGGAGAAGCAGCAAAGCAAGCGGTAACACTCAAACAACGTGAGTGGTGCAACACGCGCAAAATCTACTGCAAAACATGGCAAGGTAAACGGGAGAAAAAACAATGATTTCCACACTAGACGCCTTAAAAATGCAACTTCGCCAAGCGATTATTCAGCTGGAACAGGCAGAGAAATCGCTGGATAAAGAACAAATGGAATACGCCAAAGTGTATGTAAGTAATGCGAAGGGGATTTTGATGAAACTCGGCATTACTTTTTAAGATAAATCAAACCGCCTTCGGGCGGTTTTCTTGTATTAGGAGAACCGAAAATGAAAGTGAAATGTAGTGCGTGCGGAGCGTTGCATTCGTTGGATGCGTTAATTGCCAATCAAGCAGCGAGCGAGGCGCTAAATGCGGCATTGATGGTGAGTGGTGAACTAGGTGAGGCGTTGATTCGCTATTTGGGGCTGTTCCGCCCTGCCAAAAGTTCGCTCACCTTTGACCGTGTTGCTACGTTATTGAGCGAGCTTACACCGATGATTCAGGCAGGCAAAATTAAGCGTGATGGCGTGGAATGTGATGCCCCTGTGGAGGCGTGGATTTATGCGATCAATCAGATGATGGCAAATCGGTCGGCATTGAAATTACCGATGAAGTCGCACGGTTATTTGTTGGAAATTATTGCGAGCCATAAGCCTGCTGGCACATCGGTGGTGCAAAATTCCGAGCAAAATCGCCCGCTTGCAAGCAATAAAATGAACGCAATTAAAGGAGCGTTGGAATGGGGCAAAACAATCAATGGCTAAAGCCCGTACTGGCGCAAGGTGTAGCAATGTTGTTGCTGTTACGTCTGAAAAATTCACCGACGGAAGAGGTAATTCAGCCTACGTTGGAAGCGTGGTATCAGGTAATTACTTATAAAAAGTCGTGGGATATGGAGTTGGATAAAGTGCGGTTTGAGACGGCATTTATGACACTTGGTCAGACTTGCGATTGGTTTCCTACGCCAAAACAACTGCTAGAGGCCTTGCCAAGCCGTGAATATCCTGAACTCCCGCCACCACCGCCGAAAAGTGCGGAAGAAATGGCACAGGAAAAGGCGCAAGTGGAAAGTAATTTACAAAGATTGAAAGCAATTTTAAGGGGTAAACGATGAGAAAACGATTATTGCAGCTGGTGCATATTGGGAAAAGCCAGTTGGGAATGGACGATGAGACGTATCGAAGTCTATTATCTCAACAATTCTACCAAAATTCTGCAAAAAATATAAGCTATTCAGAGCTAGTGAAACTGGTCAAAATATTGCAACAAAAAGGTGCGAAAATTCGCTTGCCGCGTGATACACCGAAACTTTCAGCCGTTCAGCGGAAATTGTGGGCGGTTTGGAAAGCGACAGCCGATGAAAGCACGTCTGCAGCGTTAAATGCGTTTGTGGTTCGCTATTATGCCGAGATTGCGGACTGGCGAGAACTCAATAGCGAGCAAACAGCGGCTATTATTGAGCAGTTAAAACAGTGGAAAAAACGAGTAGGTAAATAATGATTGATGCCAAATTTGACAATAATGACTTTCAAACCAAAGCCCCCGATTTATTGGCAGATTTGGCAAAATATACGGTAATGGCGGTGCGTGAATGTTACCCTGAAATGGACGCGGAAACCGCGGAAAATATCGGCATGATTGTGGCATTGAAGACGGGCTACAACTGGGGTGGTTTGAATGTGTATGTGCCGAAATCAATGTCGCTTTTTGCCTGTGAACGTGAAAAGCAGATTTTCAACGAGTTCACCGGCAATAATCACGCCTATCTTGCTAAGAAGTATGGTTTATCTTTGCAATGGATCTACAAAATAGTGAAACGTGTGCAGAAGGAAGAAATTGCCAAACGACAGTTTGATATGTTCGCTCAATCCTAA